GTAGAACGCAAGTCTTTTAATTTCATATCTTTTGATTCTATATTAATTTGGTCTTCTACAGATTGATATAATTTTTTATTTGTCTCTTCTAATTCAGTTTTTTTGTTTCGTTTCTCATCTAAACTTTTTGCATTAAATTCATAATCATTTTCTTTTTCTTTAACAATAACATCTTTGTTCTTTTTAATATCTTCAATATATGCCTCTTGCATTATAATTTTTTCACCAGATAATTTATACTTGTATTCTATCTCTTGTAACTCACCAACTAAATCTTTTAGTCTTTGTTTAATCAATGCATTCATCATAGAGAATATTTTTATATCTAATAAATCCTCAACAACTTCTCTTCTGAATCTAGCTTTAAGTTGCATAAATGGCACGAATGTAGAACTACCTAATATGACCACTTGTGTAAATGAACGATAATTTAATTTAAGTATTTGTTGTTCTAGAATCTTTTGATAATCACGACTGTTAGCTTCTTGATTTAACATGACATCATTTTGCCATATTTCAAATACATTAGGTTTGATACCACGAACAATTTTATATTTACGACTTGCAATACTAAATTCTACTTCAACGACTGTTTCCATAGCATTGACTGTGTTAATTAATTGTGATTTACTAATTGTTCTAAATGGTTTTCCAAATAAACTAAAACATAGTGCATCAAGAACAGTAGATTTACCTGCACCATTTTCACCGATAATAAGTGTTGTCTCATTTCGGTCTAATTCTATTTCTGTAAATTGGTTACCTGTGGAAAGAAAATTTTTCCAACGAACCTTTTCAAAATGTATCATTCTAAGTCTAAGTCTTGTGCCTCTACATATAGAGACCTCATTTCATTTTTTAATCTATCCTTTTCTAAATCAATAGATAAATCATCAATATATTTGTTTAATAATGTTACGGTATCCTCAGTATTGTTTATGATATCATCTGATACTGTACTTGCATCTAAATCTGAAAAATCTTCAACAATTTTTATATCAAAAGCATCTGCTTGATATAGTCTATCTAAGAATTGGTCAAACTGATATAAGTCTTTTTTGTTTACTACGATTAATTTTACATATTTATTTTGATACTTTGTAATATCATGTTCTGAATAATTTTCTTTAGTATCATCATAATATATTTTTTCATATATGGTATATGGATTAACTATTCTTTCTAATGTTTTAGTTTCTGTGTCATAAATGTGAAACCCTTTTGGGTCTTCCCAATCACCCCAATAAATTTCGTAAGGTGTACCAAGATAATATATTTGACCATCATCTGACTTGTGATGAAAATGTCCACTCATGACTGTATCAAACTTTCTAAAAAATTCTTTTTCACGACCACCATGTGAATGAATTACACTTTTGTTCATTTGAAAACCATTGATTTCTAGATGACCCATACATACATCAGCTTTAGTTTCATCTATCATTCCCTCTGCATATAATTCATTTGTAGAATTTATCCACGGCATGAGTAATATTGGAAATCCACCAAAGTCTACTTCTGTTGCATCTTCGTAGATATGAATATTTTTATGTCTGTTTCCTAACAACTCTGTAAGTGAATTTACCTGACTTGTATTTTTATAATAGATATCATGATTACCCACTAACATATGTAATTCTATTTCTAAGTGTTGAAATGGTAATATAAATCTTTCTCTAAAATCTTTTGCAGTACGATAGGATACATACTTACGCCTATCAAAACAATCACCTAAGTGAATACATGTTTTAATATTATGTTGTTGTAAATATGGAAAAAATACTCCCTCATAAAATTGATAGAAGTATTCATTAAAATTTACATTGTCATTTCTTGCACCAAAGTGAGTATCAGTTATCAGTGCTATCTTCATTTTCTTCCATATATTGTTCTAGACCCTCAGGTAAATCTTCCACTTGTTTTTTCTTAGTTTTGTAAACATCTTCATCTGGTAACATTATATTAGGGTCAAATCCTCTCACATCATAAACTGTATCATCATTATCTAATGTTGTAAAAGTTTCATAGTTTTGTTTTTCAATTATTTTGTTTTTAATATGAGTTTGCTTTTTCTCTTTTTGAATTCTTCTTAAAAATGCATAGTATATAATTTGTGTGAAATATGCAAAAGGATTTTTTGACTTTTCTGGGTCAAAGTTATGTATGTATTGTAAACAGTTTTCAATGCCATCTGATACCATTTCTGAACGATATGTATAATTAATAAAATTAGGTCTATAAGATAAACCATTTGCAATCTTTAAAAAACACTCACCAATATAATTTGTTACAGGTGGAACTTCTTCTCCCATTTCTTCTGCATCCTTACAAGCGTCTTTCCAATCTTTCATAGCTTGAAGAAATTTTGCGTTATCTACATAATGTGCTTGTTTCTTTTTTGACATATTAGCATGGTACTTGGTTACACAACATATGTCAAGAATTATCTACACTTTTTATTAATTTATTTTTGCTTTTTTTTGCAAATATGCATTGACAATATTTGTTGTGACCATTATAATAGCTTTGTGTCCACCAGGGTAATACTATAGAGTAGCGCTTAATGTTTAGTATCTGATATAGGTAAACTGTCTAACTCTTCCTCTGATACTTCTATCTCCTCTTCATCTATTGGTGTTTCTTCATTTGTAGATGATATCTTTTCAGCATATTGTTTAAATAATTCTTTTACTTGTTCATTTGCCATATCTATTTCTTGTTCAGTGGCTTCCTCAGTAAATCTAGGTTTTAGTTTAATATGGTCTACACTAGTTTCGCCTTCTTTGTTAGTTACAGCATTCAACATAAATTTATAATAATTAACTAAAGCGTATGACGCATCACTTATTGCCACTATATTAGACCTTTCTAAATCAAAATTATCATCACTAGTGAAAGGTTGTAACCAGCGAGACAATATGAGAGCCTCAGTCACACCAGTCTTTGTGATTTTATTTCTAATCTCCATTTTTAATGGTTGAGATATGTGTAATACTCTTGAATCTAAATCTACATTATGACTTTTCATGCAAGTGCAAACTATGTCCTCTCCATTAGCTAGTTTTATGACTTTTGTTGTATTCTCGTTCATATCCTTATTTTGTCTATCTGATATTCAAACTGCTCCTCATTGTAAATATTTATTCTTTCTAGAAAGTGATTTAATGTAAAATTTTTTCTATCTTTATAACTAAAATCATCAGCAATATCTAAAAGGGTTGTGTGTATATCGCCTCTATCTGATTTACGCAACCCACGGCCGATGGATTGGAGCACTCGTATTCTAGACTTAGACGGACTTGCGAACACGACATTATGCAAGTTCCTAATATTAATACCAGTAGAGAATGTACCATACGACGCGATAATGATTGCATTTGTTTCTTTTTCTGTGATTGCACGAATCTTCTCCCTATCTTCTGTATCCACACCACCATGTATGAAAAAAACTTTTCTGTTAAAGTCTTTCATCAAATTATATAACACTAGCCCGTGTTTTTCTACTAGCTGATATAAACATAGTGTATTACCACTTAGGTTATCACAAAGTCTTGAAATAAAGTCATTCCGTGTCTTGTGGGATACTATGTATTGTATCTCTTCACTATATTTTAAGTCTTTAACTGCTTTACAGTCCTCTTCCTTATGTTTAAGTACAATACACTTAATTTTTAAACTTGCAAGTGTATCTTTATCAATTAGTTCTTTGGTGGTTGTTACTTTTTTAACTTTACCAAATAATCCCTCTAAAACTAATCTATGTGTTTGTGTGCCATCTAATGTTCCTGTCATACCAAAACGATACTTACAGTTTATTAGTTTGGTCATAATTGTAGTTAATGATTTAGACTTAAATAAATGAGCCTCATCACCTACAACACATCCAAAATTTTCAAAGTATTTTTTATCTAGTTTATAGAGTGATTGCCATGTTGAAATAATTACAGGTTTATCTGTATCCTTTTCATGACCTTGATATATTCTATGTAAGTATTTATCATCCCATCCATAGTCAATAAAATCTGAATACATTTGCTCTACTAATGATGTAGTAGGCACTAGTATTAATATTTTTTTACCTTTTAGTAATAAATTATAGTATCTAATTAAAGCATAGATAATAAGTGATTTACCACTTGCAGTTGGTGATATTAACATACCTCGATTCTTAGATATACCGTACCAAATTGCTTCGCTCTGATAATCTCTAAGTGTTAAATCTTTACCTTTTGATTTAGGTTTTAGTGATTTAATAAACTCTTCTACATTATTTTTATCAACATTTTTTGTGTCATCTACATCATCATCAATGTCATAACCTATTTCGTTTCTGTCACAAAACTCTTTGATATAATCTAGTAGACCAACATATATTTTACCTGTCTTATCTGAGAATAATCTTATCTTACCATCCCACATTTTATTTCTATATGCGGGCATAAACTTATGACCAGGTACTTCAAAAGTAAAATACTGTACTAGTTCGTAGCAGATACCAGGGTTATCGCATTCTATTTTTAAATAAACTTCATTCAGTTTAGATATGTGAATTCTGTAATGTGCCTGGTTGTCCATAATCACCTCTTAATAATATATTCCATGATATACTAATTCTAGTTTTATCTGTTACTGGTACCCAATGTGTTAACCAACTTGGAAAAATTAAACCACCACCTTTTTGAGAATCAAATGCCAACATACTAGCATTTGACTGTGTTACCTTTGTAACATTTGTTTGAAAAACACTTGCCTGTGGTCTTGGGTCAAAAAATTGTATTTGTGAACCACCCTCTAGATAATACACGCCAGAAAAAATATTATTTGAATGGGTGTGTGGTGGATGTACCTCACCTTTAACTAATTTATTTGCCCACATACCTGTCATTTCAATATTTTCATATTTGTAATTTAAATCTTCACATATTTTTTCAGTTATAATACCAATTGAATTTGCAAATTTTGGTATATCAATAAACAAATTATCTGGTGTTTGGATAATAAGTTCTTCTCTAGATTTTTCTATATTATTTAATTTATTAATAACTAAATTATATTCTTGTTCATCCATGTCAAATTCAAAAGAATTTATTATGGTAGGAAATAAACTATGTTTTATCACATCAACCATGATACAATACTCCAGCGTGTACCTGATGTAACTTTTTTAACTTCATGAGGAAACATAAAGTTTGATGGGAAAATAATAGCATCACCCTTTTTAATATTTAAATGTAGTTCTGACACAATAAAATCACCACCTTTAAAATCATCATTTAAAAATAATAAAACTGTTGCTTGTGGATATCCATATTGTTGACCATGACTATGATGTATATTATCACAATGTAAACTCATGTATCCACCTTTCTCATATTTATTCAGTCTAAAATCAGTTGTCTTTTGAACGACAAAATCTCTATCAGATTTTTTAACTTCTTTTGCATATAAGTCAGCTACATTTGATACGCTTTCTTTTAGTTCATTGTAAAATGGTTGTTTGTTACGAATCCATATCTCATCCATTTCTACTCTTTTTTTATCTGGTGATAATCCTTGATGTGTTGAATATGTTGATTCAGTATAATTAAAATCTGTATTTACAATACTATCGCAAAGGGAATCCGACACTATATTTTTGTAGTGTCCTATCCAACGATAATAATTTTGCATTTCTATACTCTGTTCGTTTTGAACACTATGCATGTTCTTAGTTGAAAACATAATCTACTAATAGGTTGTGCTTGATGTGGTAAGTTAGCATCAAACATAATTATTCTGTTTCCTTTATTTACAAAATGTTTTTCTATTTCTGTTACATCATTATTGTAGATGGCAGTTCCCCCACCCCAATCTATTTTCCAATCTAATCTAGGATAATAAATTAAAGTAACATCACCATCATCTCTGTGTATATGTGGTTCTATTCCATAAGTGTGAGCATTTAAATATGCTCTTTCTAATTCTAATGTAGAATCTATATTTTTTATATTATTCCAAATAGGTTCTATAAAATCATATCCATTTAAATTACATTCATCTATGTTATGTCCACAGAATACATGCCAATGTTTTTGAGTTCCATTTGGTTTACTATCATAATCATATTGCCATTTAACTTCTTTCATTTCAAAGTCTATGAGTTGTGCAACATGTTCCTCTAGAAAATTATCATAAAAATTATACATGTTGTTTCTCTAATTCACGCCATTGTTTTCTCATTGTTTTATATGTTTCATCACTTGTAACTTTATCTCTCATCTTTTTAAATATTCTTGCAGATTCAGCTTTATCACAAGTTAAAGCATCTTTTTCTTGTGGTTTTACATTTCCAAACTCATCATACTTTTTACCATCTCTGTGATTGGCATATCTTCTTGCTCTTGTAAACCCCATTTCTAAAAATTTACGACACATATCCATACCCACAAAGTCCTCTTCTTTTTTATAATGTAAATACATGTGATATATTTGTCTTGAAGATTTTTCAGCAATATTTGGTGTTTTAAACTTCCAATAGTAACAGATATCATCTGTATATGGTCTAACTAATAATACACCCTGTTCACCACGACCAATACGATATCTTGTATCATTTGGTTTAAAGTTTAAATTTTTATAATCTAACTTGTAATCAAACTCAATCATTACATCATTCCAGCTTCAAACGATTTCCATTGTATTGCATTTTTTATATCCCATCCTCTAGATGTGATAGATTTAAGAACACCATCAAGATATTTAATTACAGTTTCTAGATATACTATTTTATTTTCTATGGTTATGATTTCTTCATCTGATTCTATGTAAACTGATAAATCTGATTTTAATACTTTCAAGTCAAATGGTTTAGTTTCATAAATCTTTGCATCTGCTTTTCCACCATAGTATTCCCATTTTTGTCTGTATAATATTTTGTAATCACTTTTTGCTTTATACATAAGTAATTCAAAATTAGATTTGGTGTCTAGATATTTTGTGTATAGTTCTTGATTTTTTAAAGATTCTGTATCAAGTCTTTCATCATTTACTTTCAAGTCATTTGCGACTTGAACTTTTAGCTCATCTAAGGTCATGTTCACTCCTTATCATTATATTGTTTAATTATTTATAGTGTTTTTATTTCGTATATTTTGTATTTAAATGTTACTTCTGCAGTTAAGTATTCAACATCAGTTTGATTTTGTGAATAGTCTAAACTACTTAAGCTTGTAGGAAAACAATCCTCAAAACGACACTCTACGACAGGGTTGTTTTTGTTAGATAATACAGTTAAGACTGAATCACTAAACATAGGTGAATCAGATGTTATTGGTTTTACATCACCTATATCACCACTTGTGCCAACAGTTGCTTTTGGTAAATTGGATGTGGCACTTCTATGTGTTTTAAACTGTTCTCTATTTTTTGGAAACCCTAAAGATGCTAACCAGTTATGTATCTCAATATAATTTTCTAAATTTTCATCAACAATAAAAGTAATATTTAAATCATCATAAGTTAATTTTTCACCTGGTAGTGGTATGTCTTTTAGAGGTGTGGCGTAAGTTGCATCTCCTAGTGTTATACCTGGTACATTAGCAGATACAGTAAAGTATTGAACTTTAGGTAATTGATTTATTAGAAAACGAAACTGTGTAGGACTTGAATAGTCTAACTTAGTGGGTTGTCTGTTTAGTGGTGATGTTTCTGTTACCATAGTGTATTATTTATAATAAAAGAAAGGGGTAGACATCTCTAACCCCTTTCTCAAATACTATTTATAAAGTAGTATTATTTTTTAGCTGAACGAAGACCTAAGTCTACATTACCAGCATCTTGTAGAACATCGCCCGCAAAAGGTGTACCTTCGTAACCAACTTCCTTATTGATTCTAGAAGCTATTGCTCTTTCCTCATCAGTTGCGAAATGTTCATCCCAAGCAGCTAGTCTTTTTCTCATATACCAATGCCAGATTGGTGGTACGAGTGCTATAAAGAATACTACAAAATAACCCCAACCTGTGTTAGGACATCCGACATTTTCTAGTTCCCAGAAATGAGTTTCTCCTCTATCGTGATGGTCAGCTTGTCTGCCGATTTCGATAAAGAACCACGCTGTGAACGCAGTTGAGTTATCCCAGTTATGTCTGTAGTCTATAGGTTGGTCTTTAACACGAATTAGACCATAGTGCTCTAAGTAGTTAAGTGCTTCTAGTTCAAAGTTTGAGATAACCCAAATTGTTGCTAGACAAGCCATACCTACCCAACCACCTGCCATGAAGAATAATGTAACTGTTGGAACAGCCATTAAGTATCCACGAATC